GAATGGCGGTTCAGACGGCCTATACGGGTAATGACAATAAAAAAACTGTGGTCTCGTTACGCACGTAAACCACAGTTTGTCATAATTAAACATCAAATGTTACAACCCGTCAAGACAATTTTCTCAATAAAAATGCAATTTCAGGATTGGCCTCAAGTTTCTTGATTGTACGGTGTAATGTTACACGGTAGTTTTGATGACTGACAACCGCCCCACACTGCTGCGATACATTAGCCGCTTTTTCCGACTGATTACCAACCGTTAAAAACTCAACCCGCACCACCGCCGCAGGCACCGCCGACAACCTAGACACATACCGATCAACAGTCATCGCAACCGCATCGCCATCAATACCATATGGGATTTGCGAAAAAGCGTTTGAACTACCGGGCAACGACACCCCAGAAGCCATCAACGCATTTAATTTACTCGAACACCGACCTGAAGAATCAAACCGGCCTAAACACCAATCTGCCCAATATTCCAACAGTCCATTAATTGTCATTCAATCCTGTATCAATCTCGCCATACAGTTACCCTGTAGCCCCATCAATTAACGCAGAGCTTTGTTTTATATGAATGAAATTATATCAAACCAAGCAACAACAACCAACAAAAATTAGATTGTCCACATTTTTCAAAATTTTTATCTGGTTTGTCCATACTTGTCCAGGGTGTTGTCCATAGCAAAAGCCTTATATTTATTGGTTTGTCCAGTTTGTCCATACTTTTTAAGTAAGTCCGTATGTGGAAGTAAAAAAATAAAAATAAAAAACCATGTATACACAAAAAAGCGCGTAATGAAAAAAATCATTACGCGCGTATAAGGTTTTGACCTATGGACAAACTGGACAAACTGGACAAACCACGATTTATAAGGCTTTCAGAAGACCCCATAATATGGACAAACCATCAAAAATATGGACAAACCAAAATTACAACGACAACTTTTCTAAAATGCGGCTAAATTCCGCCACCTGATTGCCGTAATAATCCATCTTACTGACAGCATCCTCCGAATCACGGGCAGTATTATCCGTGTTAGGCTGTGGGAAGAGCTGCTGCATTTCCGGGCGCAACCAATTATGGGGCACCACAAAGATACGCAACCGCTTCTTATCATATCCGTTCATTCTAACCCAAGTTCTCACATCTTGTAAGCGCTTGGCCATATTTGAATAAAAATTCTTCTGGGTCATACTAAAAGTCTTAGTATCGTAGCACCATTTCTTATAAACCTTCCACAAATCCGCTGCCGCACAAGTAATAAAAGGCACATCAATATCACCATTATACCAATCATCCAAAAACGCCTCCCAACCCGGCTTATTCAGATTAATCATCCGGCGTTTAATAGGCGTCATCAACGGCTTCGAATGCGGATTAAACGGCACACGCTCCCCCTGATCATTGGTGTACATCAACGGCAAAGCACATAAAAACGCAGCAAATTCCTCAATACCGCCATTTTTCAATTCTGCATCCAAATTAGCATACATATCATCCGTGAATTTCCGACTACAACCCGACACCATAAAACGACGGTCATTTGATTCAATCGGTATCGAACGCTCATCATTCGAAAAAATGATATACGAATTATAATCTGAATGTTTTTCAGCATCGCGCCCTTTGCGCTCCACCATAATCACATCACTCGTAATCATATTTTTAAGCTTCCCGATGATATTCATTCGCTCATCAGACGGACTAATTTCTTCAAAAATTGTAACCAACGCAAACAGCAAAACCGCATTAAAGCGAGATTCCAGCGCATTTTGGTCAAGTTGGCGCAAATAATCACCAAACAAACCCTTAACAACACGCTCGCCGAACGTCGATTTACCCACCCCCTGAGTTTCAGAGATGAAAACCAAAGCCGTTGCAGGCTTACGTTCAGGCCAGCGGAAACGGCAAGCCAACCAATTCAAAACCCACTCAACAGATGCATCAGCCTTATTACCATTGCCGGCACATAAATTTTCAATCAAGCCAATGATATGCTTACACCCAGGGAAACGCGCCTTCAAATCAGCAATCGACACATCCTTGGCCGTCTCAACCTCCGGAAAAACCGCAGGCACAGGCAAACCACGAAACATATTGATATAATTGACTAAATTATCATCATTAAACGATACTCCACACGGCAAATCAGGCTCAAAAACATAATTTGAGATCGGGCATACCATTCGCGCCGGAGATTTCGACCAATCATCAAACTGCTCCGGCCACGCCGCCTTTACCGCCGCCAATGACACAACCGAATCCAACTTAATATCAAAAGCATCAGTCGTTCCATCCAAATAAATATAGCGGTTAATCATATCCGCGAACATATCATCAATCTTGGCCAACGCCTCCAACTTCAACCGTTTACCGATGATTTCAGCCTCAAATTCCTCAACCTTTTGCCGTTTAGCCTTATAAGACCAACCAAGCACCGCCTCTTTGCCGAAAATCTTGCCCAACTGACGAAAACTAAAAATTTCCCCTGTTTTCAAAGAGATAACACGCTCCTTCAAACCGACTTGAGCAAAATTATCCATCAATTCCTGCATGACCAAACCTTCACGGCTACCCACAGACGAATGTTCAACATCCGCCCCCGCGCCGCCCCCTTGATCTTGTGGGTGCGGTGCATCGCACCCACTCATATTATCAGAAGGGCGCGGGAAGATTGCCGGGGCGGAATCATCCACAAAAGGATACGTCCGCAAAGCGGACATCACCGCCCGAACACTGGTAAGCGGCTCAGTATCCACCAACACATCAGCAATATCGTAACCACTTGGCCAAACGCCAGGGCGTGGAATATCCGCGATTTCGACCGAACAGCCCAAATCAACCAATACCGCCGCAATACCCAACATCGCCGCCATACCCGGCTGTTCCAAATAATCCAAATACGGCATATCCCATTCACTCAAACCCTCCTCAGCATCTTTTTTGGAACGTTTTCGGCGCTGACTATCACAATCCGGCCAACACACCACCCTACGGCCGGCAAGTGGCTGCCAGTTGGATTTTTTCCAACCATTTGCACCACCGTGCCAAGATACCGCAACATAATCAGCCAAATCATGGCAATTTGCCGCCGCGTCCCGACATTTCTCCCCCTCGACCAACAAAACAGGCGCATTCGGGCGACGTGCCAAATCATCCAAACCATACAACGGCAAAGGCTCAAGCACACGACGATTCCGCCATTCCTGCTCGCCCTTGCCATTCTGGCACCATGCAAACGGCAGGTCTTCCTTATGCCCGTCAGTACCTATAAAACGCTGGATAACCATCAACGGACGGCCCTGCTCGTCACGATAAACTGCCTGCCTGTCAACCCTCTTATCCCTAGCGCGGAATTTAAACGACGACGAACCACGCAAAAAGCCCAATTTCGCCTCATCCACCGGCACAATCGGCGTCCACGTTTCCCGCGCCCGACCAGATTTACCATAGTTCGGCGTACCATCCCAAAGAATACGCTCCACCGGTTTAAAGCCACCGATATTCAACCGTTCGGCCACAGCACGAAGCGCATCGCCCTGATTGCCATGCGTAAACAAATAAGCATAAAGGCTGATCAGATCCCCGCCGGCATCATCAGTCGCATAATCAGCCCATGCGCCCGAATGCGTATTCACCGCAAATGAACCCAAATGACGGTCCGCGCGTGTCGGATTCAGCGCAAAAAACTCATGCCCCTTATACTTGCCACCGGGCAACCATTCCGCAAGCAAATTATCCACCGCATTCAAAGCAGCATCAGCAACAGATTTAAAGTCTAATTTATTCATTTCAGACGGCCTTATACAAAATTTAGGCGTAAAAAAAGCCTGCCCCCCCCTCTAATGGAAAAGGCAGGTGGAAAAACATCCCGACATGGCGTATCGGAATCAGGGGTATTTCAAGACACAGTCACCAAAGCGACAGAATTAACGCAACGCGCAATTTTGAAATCCAACGAACGGCGGCGATCACTATTCCATTCATTTCACACCTCAACTAATTCAGGCCAAATTTCAGCAAAATCATCAGGGCGTAAATCGCGGCGCGTAACAACCCCACCAGTAGCACTCTCAATACGGACACACCAAATCACAGGCGGTGTTCGTTGGCCATTTGCCCAACGCAAAACATCAGGAGCATGGGCTTTAATCTTTCTTGCAAAAGCGGCCGCAGAAATACTTTCCGAATGGAAATATTCATTAAGCTTCATAAAATTCCTTTCCTAATGGCGCAATATTAGCAAATTGCTAATTACTAAGCAATAGCATTTTGCGTATTTTAAATTTATAGCATTTTGCTATGATTTAAAAAAAAGGAATTATCATGAAAACCATCGAAGAGACATATCGCGAAAAGCTACGCATCCTGATTGCCGAATACGGATCACAAGCCAAACTTGCACAACAAATCGAGAAAAATCCCGCACAAATCAGCCAATGGATAAATGGCACCCCAAGCACGACGGGCAAACCTCGTTCATTAAAATCTGAAACTGCTCGGGAAATTGAAAGAAAAACAGGCAAGCCGATTGGCTGGTTTGATCAGCCTGAAGATAAAGATAGTCAAACGATAGGTAGCTTCTCATCTCGAAAAAATGACAGCACAACATTAAATCTATACGACGTAGCCGCATCTTGCGGCCACGGACACATTAACCCCGAATTCCCCGACCTCCTCCGATCGATAGAATTACCCAATAGCGCCCTACAAGAACTGCTTGGCACAGCTAATCTGAAAAACGTCAGCTTATGCCCGCCCGACGGCGACAGCATGGAACCGACCATTCCGCGCCGATCCATTACCCTGATAAAAACCGACATCGCCGAATTTACCAACAGCGGCATATATCTGATCACCTTCCAAGGCTATACCTACATCAAAAGGCTCGCTCGCGGAAAAGGCGGCGTATTGCACGTCACATCCGACAACCCCGCCTACTCAAAATCCAATTTTGATATATTGCCGGACGAATACGACCAATTAACCGTACATGGCAAATTCTGGAAAGTCCTCCCCCTCGACTTTTTGGACCTGTAATCCGGACATAATCGCAAAAGGCCGTCTGAATATTCAGAC